AAACCTGTTGTAGAGCCGTCTTCTTGTACGTCTAAACCAGCACCTCCAGCAGATGAAGCGCTACTACCAGAATTAAGAAGAATGTTTTTGTCTTTAACTGTTAAATTGTCTGTATCAACTGTTGTGGTTGTTCCGTTAACGGTTAAGTTACCACCAACTACCAAGTTTGTACCGATATTAGCAGTAGTTTCAATATCTAATACGTGACCAGAAATTGTTCCCGAACCAGAAATTGTGGTTGCCCCAGCAATAGCTCCAGCGGTTGTAATACCACTAGAAAAGACAGCACCAGCTTGAAAAGTAGGCACACCTTCAACATTTAAGGTACCATCAATATCAGTGTTACCGTTTGCAGCAACAGTAAATTCTGACATTGTGATAGAACCAACTGTTAAATCACCGGTTGCATCAATTGAGGTCGCACCAGCAAGTGCTCCGGCAGCGTTAATAGTGACCCTACCTGTACCAGCTGTAAGAGTTCCACCTACACTTACGTCACTTGACGCAGAAACTGTACCAAACTCTGTCGCTCTTGAAAAAGTGATTGTTTGTCCCGAGTCAGAAGTGTCGAAGACAATATAGTCTTGACCACCTGAATCTTTGATACTCAAAGCATCAGCATCATTATCTTCCATAATAATCTCAAACGTTCCATTGTTAGCACCAGTTGCATCAATCGAAAGTCCGTTGGCAGCGTCTGCAATAGATAGTTTATCTGCGTTGATATCACCAACGTTTGTAATATTGTTATCCCCATTATCCAGACCGCTGTTAGCAGTCACAGCTTCCGAGAAAGTTACGGAACCACTTAATTTAGTAGCCCCTTTTTGAAATTTATAAGCCATTTTTTAATCCTCCATAGATATAATAGCCAACCCAAACATTTAAATGCTGGGCTCCAATGGGCTCATTGCCCATCTCGTTATAAATAGTACAGAATAAGATGAAGTTCTTTTAGTATATAAAGAATTTTGAAGAACCATCGCAATAAAGATTGACTGCTGCGTGAGGTGATTCTAGAATAATTGAACTACCACCATCAATTGTGTCACCACCAGTTGTAAGAATTGTTATATTATTAGAATTTGCATTCCCAGCTTCATCCTTGATTGTAAAATATTGACCATTGGAAAAGCCCGATGCCGCCGGTAGTCTAATTTCCAGCGAAGCAGTTGCACTAACTCCCAATATTTTATCAGACACGGAAGAAGTCAATGTACCTGCAACGACTGTTCTTCCATAAGATACATTTCCTGACCCAGCAGAGGAGGATATCTCATCTAGTTTTTCATCTAAAAAGTCTCCAACATAAAGGTAACCAGAAGCTGAGACGGGAACCTTTGATGCATCATAATCTTGAATAAAAACTACACCGGAGTAGTAATCTATCTGCCAGTCAATAGCGTGACCATCGTCAATTTTGTTAACATCTTCATCAGCTGGATTTATTGCTCCGCTGTATAATTTAAGATAATAGTGATTTGGGCTGGCATTTGAGACCAATGGAGGAACCAACTGCAATCTTCCTCTCGTATTATAGACTCTTTTCCCATTAGTAAAAGAACCAGCTCCTTTTTGAGGATTTGAAGAAGTAGTTTGGTAATTGGACGGAAGTTTGAGATAATAACCATGAGCACCATTAGCAGAAGCTTCATCGCCACCACCATCTGTGTCGTTTGCATCATATATTGTATTGCTCAATGCTACGACTTCAAACATTACTTTCTCAACAGAGCCACTTATTGTGTAAAAGTTTGTATGAGGAGTGTTGGGAATATCCCCAGCAAAAATGGTAGTATGAGGCAAAGAAACATTAGACGGTATCGACTCATTGACATCAGACTTCGTATTGTCAGTGTGTGCCTTACCTAGCAGCTTTTTAGCTGCAAATTGTGTCATCGTTCTGTTGGTTTTTCCTACGCTCATTTTAGTCCTAATAATTTATTAATATTCTTGATAAGTAACCAGTCCATTCTTTATGTGCTGATATTTTTAAAACAAAATATTGATTATTCCTTACTTGCTTTTCTAATAATTGAAGTTGAATAGTTGTACCGCCACTGTCCACAGTTTGGTCCAATGCTCCACCGTTATTGTTGATACCTATTCCATCAGTTATTGGCTGAACACCTGCTGAATATGGTTTTATACAATCTGCCCAAGCCGTTGAAGTATCATCTGGACCGGTAAAGCCAGAGTCAAATGGAACTTTTAGTTCAACTTGTATATTTTTATTTGCACCTAGAGTGCCCGTATAAGAGGCACCAGATTTTGATATTAAATTTGCATCTCCATAAAGAGATATTGAAAAAGTTGGTTTAGCTAATCCAGTTGTATTTCTAAAATACCTATAGTATGTTCTAATGCTATCCGATAGTGTAGAGTAGTTTGGATTACCAGAGGGTGCTTGTAGGTTACCACCATCTGCGTTATTTCTTGTATCCCCAGCGTTACCTATCATAAGCGGAGATACAGCAAAGCCGTTTGCAGTAACCATGCCATCACCATGTACGTTCGCACCATTTAGAGCAGTTTGTGAGTTCCAAGTGTTTCCAGAGTTTGTCACATCAGTTTGATTTGCATAGTTTCCTGAAACTATTCTATACGTCTCGAGTCCAAAGTATTCATTAGTTGTTAGACTGGTACTGCCGATAGAACCAGAATAAACCATAAAACTTGTCTTGCTTTGTGTTGAACTTGTTAAGTCTGATTTCAAGGGATGGTGTATTGCAGAATTCACACTTACGTCATAGTCTGTAAAGATTGACGCTATACCGCCAGAAATTGAAGTCAGATCGTCAAATAATACAGTTCCTGTGACTTGAATCAACTGTTGTTCACAATTAGATGAATTATTTAAGTTAGGCAAACCAGTGTTTGCCACGGCACTATCAAATGTTGTGATTCCTGTTCCGACTATCCTGATATTTGAAATAGAGCATCTTGTTGTTGTTGGAAATTGAAGAGCCAGTGACGCCTCGTTTGAATAAATGTTTCTATAAACGTTTGATGCTTCGTATGTATATGAAGCACTTGGTCTTGATGCAAAGTAACCAACACCAGATTGATAATATTTATCCAAATGGTCAAACGTTGATAGTGCAACATTACCAGCTGCCAATGCATTATTGTCGGTGTCGACAATCCATTCGACATAATTACTCGATGTCAGAACTCCATCCACAGCAACGTGCTTAACCCTCGCGTAATTCCATCCTAAATTTTGTTCTGCGGGTCCGACATAGTAAGAGCCGGTTCTGTAGGGTTTGGTATAGTCTGGTATATTATCTGTGGTTGTACTAAAGCTTGCTGATGATACAATAAAACCACTGGTGTTTCCGTTCGAGCTTGATATCTCAGATAATGATGATTCCAAATTTATGGTATGCACATCTATGCCATTAACCTCTAAAGTTAAAGAACCAGTGTATGCATCTCTAAAAGAATCAACATCATAATTTTTACCACTGGCTACGATGTCTTCATTTAGTGTTCCAATTATTGTTTGCTTTGAAGAAAGAACACCTCTTCTGTTTCCACTCAAGGTGTATGATGCATTTGAATCAAAATTGGTTAGAGAAATTGATGAACCTGTTGCGTTGCTGTAATTTGTTATTCCATTTGAGCTACCAAAAGAAAGTTTGGCATCTACGCCACTATTGTTTGCATCTATGTTATCTAATTTAAATGCTTGAGTAGCTGTGTTTGTAGTTGCTCCAACAGAGAAGGAAAGTTGGGATATATATCCGCTCCAACTCTCATCTGCAACAATCTTAATCATTACACTGTCATTATTCGCAACAGATTGTGTTCCAAAAGTCACAAAGTGCGTGTTATCACCTGAGTCAACATCATTTGCTGCTCCGTTTATTAATGCTCCATCCCCATCAGATGTACTTCCATAGACAAAGTTTTGTGAAATATCCATCCACCCAGTTGAGCCGGGTATTTTTGCAAAGAAATGAACATTAGAAGCAGCAAGACTTGAGTCGTTATAAATGGTACTATTTTTGGTTGAAACAATTTTCATATCTCTTTTTGCAACACCACTAGAATTTGAAACTATGCGGTAAAATGTACGGTCTCCAGTTATTCCAGAATAGTTTGGCTGATTTGTTTCGTTGTTAGCAATTGCCTCAAAGTTACCACCATTCGGAACATCTCCATCAACCGGACTATACAGTCTTTGATTGTGAAAAAGAAGACCATCTGTGTGCCCAGAGGCACCTCCACCTGTCATATGATTTTGCGAATTCCACAGAGCCGCTGCTACGTGCATAGAATTTTGTGTATCATAGGAACCAGATGTCTTTCTATATGTCTCATCATGAAACTTTTCGACATCTCTCGTGCTGGCCAAGGTTCTATTGTCAATTAAGAAACCATTTCCTGTGGTAGCAGACCCTTGATTGCTTATTGTGTTTTTAAGAGGGTGAGTAACTGTTGTGTTGCAGGTTATTGCACCATTAAACAAAGTTGAGCCATTAAAGTCTAAAGATGCTGTAACTCCTAATACTTTTGTATTATTCTCCGATGCAGCAATGTCTAAAACTTCCTGTGCTGCTGGTGGTGCACTATTCCCAACAGTAAAAGAAATAGGAGTTCCAGATGAAGCGTAAACATTTCTATATAGATTTTGTATGTCGGCTTTATACTTTGCTGTTGCATCTGTATTATACTCCACTCCTGAGAGATATTTTGAGCCTACAAGGGTGATATCTTCAATCCTTGGATTGGATATTGCTAAATCATTAACTGCTCCTGATGGGTCGTTCACCCATTCAACATAATTTGTTGCATTATCGGTTGACAATGAGTGCACAACTCTCAAATAATTCCACCCTACTCTTTGATCGGCAGCAGCTATTTTGTATTTAACTGTTCTATATTTAAAAATATACCATTCAGCATTGTTACCATCTCTCGAAGAGACAACTGTTGATACATTTGTGAATCCGCTTTGGCCTGTTAAAGAAGTACCCGAACCACTATTTGGAAGCCCTGCGCCTGTCAGTCCAGACAAGGCAACAGAATGAACAACTGTTCCGTTTAATTCTAATTTTAAAGTACCTTCATTAGCGTTGTTAAATGCTTTGTTTGAATAAGCCATATATGTATTTGTTATAGACTCAACAACATGGTGATTTACAAAACCTGTTATATCTTGAGTCTTGTCATATACTCCGAGTCTTATATTATCACCAGAAGTGTCAGCAGCATAAATACCTGTTCTATCAACAGCACTAAAACCTCCACCTGTTCCGGATGAAGTGTATTCTGTAACTGGATACGATGCCCCAAATGAAAGTTTGGCTGAGACGCCATCCGTAACATCTTCATTCATTTTGCTTATAACAGGAGCAGGAGAAGGAGATAAGATTTTTAAAACCTCGTTAAACCTGTCAACAGCTGTCCCAATAGTTGTATCCTCAGTGAAATCAGTAAACAAACCATCAACATATCCGTTTGGACTACCACTATCTTCCGGTGCTCCAATAGTACCACCAGCACCTCCAGCACCACCTACAGAAGATGTTAGTATAACATTTTTACTCGCATCTAAAGCTAAATAACTCGATGTTAAAGCAGTTCCAGCTGCTAAGCCTGTTAAATTTATTGAAGAACCAGTTATTGATCCCCCTACTTGCAAATTCGAAGAAGCAGAAATTGTGGTTGCACCAGCAATCGGACCAGTAGCTGTTACTCCACCGCCCTGTAATGCTAAAGATGTACCAGCTAATGTTGTAAATGTACCTGCTGCTCCACTAACGGTGCTTGAAAAAGTACCAGTTGTCCCACCAGCGATTGGACCAGCATTGGTTACTCCGCCACCTTGTAAGTTAAGTGAAGTACCTGTTAGTGCTTCAAACGTACCTGCTGCTCCACTAACGGTGCTTGAAAAAGTACCAGTTGTCCCACCAGCAATTGAACCAGCGTTTGTTATGCCACCTGTTTGTAAGTTAAGAGATGTTCCTGTTATCGCTTCAAATGTACCAGCGGCACCGGTGACCGTGCTTGAAAATGTACCAGTTGTTGCTCCTCCTATAGAGCCAGCATTTGTGATGCCGCCATTTTGCAAAGCTAACGAAGTACCTCCAAGTGTTGTAAATGTACCAGCTGTACCAGATACTGTGGTTGCTCCTGCGATTGAACCAGCGTTTGTTATACCACCTGTTTGTAAGTTAAGAGATGTGCCAACAAGAGTTGAAAAGGTTGCAGCAGATGCCGACAGAGCGCCTGTTCCTTTTATCGAACCAGTAAACTGATGTACGTCATCTGCTGTGTCTCCAAATTTTGAGGAACCAGTTATTGATAAATTGGTTACATTTTTATTTGTGACATCTAAATTGAACGCATTGGCGTTTATAGCACCAGAAACATTAAGTGTTCCTGTTAGTGCTACTGTGGAAGATGCAATGTTATACGTAAATTTAGAAGAGCCAGTGAGTTCTTGACTTTTCTTAATTTGAATAGAGTCATCAACACCACCAGCATTACTTCCACTTATATATGCCCAGCCAAATTTCGCCATTTAAACCTCTAAATTGAATTTACGCCGAGATAAATGTCCAATGTGCCCCGATCTCTGGTTCCTATTGCTTCAACATACACCGCTATCCTTTCTACACCCTCAATAGGTACAATCAACCTATAGGTTGTATCTTTGTTCACTGCATCGGGAATTGTGACAGGTGGAAACACAGCAGTCTCTCCGGCGTTTGCACGATCATTTAATCTTAACTTTGACCACTTTCCACCTAAAGAAGAATTGTAAGCATATATATGTATTTTGTTTGCCGCTATGTTAACCGCTGATGCGCCACCATTATCAAGTCCGTTGTTGTGAACTAAAACATGTAAGTATTTTTGCGAATTTCGATTTTTAAAACCATGCGAAGCAGCTGTTGGGACTGTGTTGGCTGCTGTTAGACTATAGGCGGCGCTTGTGCCACCAGGGTCTGCTAAATTAATAACGTTCCTTGTCCTTGCTCCTGTTGTATATTTGTGTACTGACATTTATAACTCCTTAAAAACTATTATAAATAGTTTATTTTCTACGTTTTCTCTCTTCTTTCTTGCGTCTTCGAATTGCACGTTCTTTTGCACGTCGCCTTTTTTCAGAAGGCTTAGTATAATGTCGCCTATCTTTTATTTCGTCAATAATGCCAAGTTTTTTACATTTTTTTATAAAACGTTTTATAACACGTTCAATGTTATCTTTTCTACGAACCCTTACAGAATAGTTTATACCCATTATTTACCTGCCATTTTTGACCAAATTATTGATGATTTACCCATCACCGATGATATATCAACACCTGCATCATTTGGGTCTATGCCTGCCAATGGGCTTTGACCTTGTTGTTGAGGTGCCGGAGCTGGTGTGGTTCCTTCAAAAAGGTTCACGCCATTATAAGCATCTTCGCCAATAGTTTCCATCATTTTTTTTCTTTTAGCCTCAAGTCTTACCTTGGCCTGTTCATCTGTTTCGTATTGTGGGCTTTTATTTGTGGGAAACCTTTGTTTAGTTTCAACAATAGTTTGTCTTCCCATGCCTACCACTACTTCAGATACAATTGAAGAAAGAGTTCCATCTTCGAATATAACCTCTTTAATGCACTCTTTTATCAATGGTTTTAATATTTTTTTCAATTCATCTTTGTTCATTTATTTACCTCAGAGTATTGTTAATTAGGTTTGTCACTTTTTAATTTTTCTAAAGTTTTATCAAACCTATCGTCTTTTTTGTTTTGTAGTTTTGTCAAATAATTAATTAGGTGTGTAGCCCAAACAGCAACATTCCCATATACAACTCCTGTTTTAATTAAATTGTATAGTGCCTCATTTGCTTGAATTATAGCACTAATTTCTTCAGGTGAAAAACCTTCTTTTAATTTTTTACTTTCTTTTATAACTTTTACTTTCATTTTTTAATCTTTTAAAATTTTACTAAACAGATTGTCTATTTGATTTTCTTTATTCTCTCGCATTTTAACTTTGAACGAATCAGAGCCAAAAGTCATTTTGTTTTCATCTGGATAAATGTAAGCATCAGGCGTTGATGGTTCCGATACGATATCAAAACATATTAATTGAAAATCCTCAGCTACAACAGAGTTGCCGCTCATATCTTCATTAACTGAGCCGAGACCACGAGAAGATATGCCAAGCTTTACACCAGCGTTGATAAGGTCTTTAAGTATACGACCAGATGGTGTATCAAGAACCTTGATCTTTCCCATAACATCATTGCCTTGCCACCAACACTCAACGACTAAGTGTGATACATTCTTTAGATTAATAACAGAATCATCAGGATGATCTAATTCTCCCGTTGCTCTGTTGTCTTTTACAATTTTTTGATAGTTGTTTATCTCTTTCTCAAGAACCTTCTTTGGATACACTCGACCGTTTCCATTTTTCTTACCAGCTGTTTGTATACGACCAGTTAGATAAACAGCTCCGTTTTCGATTACATCTTTTTTTTGCCTCTCGCTTAAAAGATCAAGACAGCGTCCATTGGGACATAATTCAAAAAACTCTGTTAATAATTGTTTACTCATTTTTTTCTCCAAATAAACGGGCACCACCCGCTTGAGTCAGCTGCCTGAACAACAACGACGAACCGGTTGTAACATCCATTTTTTCATCATAGTCTACTCCTTTGTGAACAGTTACAGTTAACTTCTCTTTGCGGACCTCTTAAGCCATTGTCATCCACTAACATTGAAATCAGATAAGATGTTCCAGCAGAAACACATCCACAAATAAAAGCATTTGCTACATTATAATCAAATGTAAATAGTTCTGTAAAACCGTTAATTAAAAATAAAAATACTCCAACCCAAAAACCCATACACAAAGGGCAATGAAAAAAAGTATTCCATTTCTTTGTGTAATCTTTTGAAGGTCGTATATCTTCGAATATCTTGCCGTAGACAAGAATAAAAGTCATGCCATAGGCGGCAAGTATAAAGTTTATCATTCTACTCCTAGTATGTATAACGTCCGTATAAATAAGGTGCAAACAAATTATTTTGCACAATAGAGCCCTTTTCCTCAGCGTGTGGAACTTCTCCAAGTTCAGTTGAATCTTCTCCATCAGGTTTTAACAAGGCATCGTCCATTTGTTCATCATGACCTTTGGTCGCATCAATATATGGGGTTTCCTCTTTCATCCATTCTGATATTTGAAATATGGTTGCCTTTATTGGGTCTCTTTCTTTTGCTTCGTGTATTTTTCCCTCGAGAGAACCATATACGTTGCCTCCTTGAATTGAATCAAATTCAATAACACCCATACGTCTGAGGTGTTCCATTAAACGAGCCTCAGCGCCGTAAACCACCTCTGACATCAAGTCTTTTGCAAACGCAACAATTTTCTTTTTCTCCCTCATAACGATAATGTCAATATCTTTGTGGTCAAAGATCATAAGATCGCCATTCAATGCTTTTCTCATGTTTAGAGAAAAATCAATACGTTTTTTATCTGTGTCTTTGATTTCAACTTTAACTGTTGGTTTTATATTAATTTTAACTGTGTCAAAAGGATCAACTGTCACAATATCTTGAGGGGGTAATATTTTAACTTTCATTTTTATTGATCTCCGCAATTAAATCTTGAATATAAAATACATCTTTTACCATAGCTTCACATATTGGTTGCTTAGAAAATTGTTCGAGTTTTTCTTTTACCTGAAGAAGCCTGTTTCCATAACTAGTCTCAGAAAGTGTTTGTATTTCATTCTTTAGTCTTCCAAGTTCTTCGTTCATAAATGATTTGAGTCCTAAACCATTATCCGAAAAAGATGTAATGTAATTTGTAAGAAGACTTCTCTGTTCTTCTCTTAAAGTATTTTGATAAGTGTTATTAAATTTATTAACAAACGTCTTATATGTTAAACTATCAAGTGTTTGCATTTGTTCCTTTTTAATAGCCCTAGCTTGCGAAATAACAAGGCTTTTAACTCTATCCTCTATCAAGAGCCTAACTTTTGGTTTAGAGCCCTTAGAATAGAAATATGAGCCAACAGTGGCTATGTTTTTATAATTGGGTATAAAGTTACCAAAAACATTAGATTTAAAAGACTCGTTTATCTGTTTGATAAGTTTAGTCTGGCAGTTGAATATTTCCTTTCTATCCATTTGGCTCCAATCTTTTTTAACCTCTGCTATAAACCGTGTTGCAAATTCTTCTTCTAATTCTTTTGTTTCAAGTAGTTGTTTATAGTGCTGGAGGTCTTCATATAATGGACTACCCTTTGAAAAGTTGTTTTTTAATATTTCGACAACTCTTTGTTTTGTTTTCTCGTCCTTTCGTACGATTGCTTTAGTCATTTCTTTTATAAGACATTCGTAAAGAAAAGCGGTATTTCTTTTCTTATTGTGTTTCATCTTGTTTCTCCTTTTTAAATAAACCTTCTAATAAAACTTCGACATCACGAGAAACAGCAAACAATTTACTTTCATCATGATCCATTTTTTCGTGCATGGTGTTCAAACTTCCATAACCATATCCACCAGGAAATGCAGTTCTTTTTGTTGTTCCGTGTTCTCCGCCTTTAGCAGTGTTCTTAAGATGCTTTGTTATGCCACCCTTTTTACTCTTCTTAAAAAGAGCGGGAGGTTCAACAAATTTAAAATCATCATCTCTATTAGCGGGCGGAGGTTCGGCGAGGAGATCAGTATCACCCCCTTCATCACCGCCAGTTTTCCCAGCGGTGTCCTCGCCTTTCCCTCCGAGATCAAGGTCACCACCAAGGTCACCTTCGGCTCCACCGAGGTCTCCAAGACCACCGGCAAGACCGCCGCCTCCAGCTTCACCCTCAGCAGCTTCTCCACCTGCGGTGGCAGCTTCAAGTTTAGCGGAATACTTCTTATCGAAGAACATTTCTCGTTGGTTGCGAAGAAACTCATCTTCGGACATTCCGAGAAGGTTTTCTGCAATCCAGCGTTTTGAGAAGTAACCCTCTGTTGCAGCTCCTGCTATTTCAAACTTTTGTTTCCAATGTTCAAGTTCTTGAAGTTCTGCAATTTTTGAGGGGTTGTTGAGATGTAATTTAAATGAAAGTAGGTCATCTTCTCTGTATCCTAAAGTATACAAATGTATGATTCCAATTTTTTCAAGCTCTGCAATCATCACTCTTTGTAATCTTTGAATTGTTCTAGCAAACCTGATATCCTTTTGGGCAAGAGTTGTCTTATCTTCTGTTGCTCCTTCGCCCATGGTCAAGTAAGATTGTGGTATCTTAAGAGCGGAGAACAACTTGTCTCGAAGATACTTGACATCGTCAATACCACCATTAAAGGCAGCACCCGGAAGAGAGGTAATATCGGTACTTGATGTGCCTCCACGAATCGGAATGTAAAAGTCCTCTTCAACTGACATTGGGTTGTATCTAAGATCAACCTTTCCAGTTTTCGGATCAACAACTTGGTGACGCTTCATTTGACTCATAACCTTTTGCATATACTGTTCTACCTCTTGAGGAGGAATACCACCAACATCAATCTTGAATACACGACGTTCAGGAGCACGAACAATACGATAAGCCATCATAGCATCTTC